CGTAGTGGCATCCACGTTCTGATAATGGGTGTAAGGAATCAGATTGGATCCAAACTCCGCAGTGGGTGCCGCCAGATAATAGCGGTTATTGAAAAATTTTGCGGTAGCGCCGGCACTGTGTTCCCAGCTTATTTTCTGGATGTCCGGATCGATGTCATCAGAAATCGAGATGTCCTCGCCTTGCCATAGTCCAGGTGAATTCTTTTCCGCTCGCTGCAGACTGACCACGCCGCGCCGGTCAGACAAAAACCAGATGTCGGATCCCACTTCCACAATCGTCTTTGGGGCACGACAGCCAAACTCTGTGGTCACCTCATCCAATCGTATATCAAAGAGGTTCCCATAGATGTTGCTGATTGAAAAAATTGAATTGCCCTTAAATGCCAGGAGCTGAAAATCAGTGAGCGCAATTATCCCGGTAAGCGAATCAGCCGATCCTTGGTTGATGCGTAGCTGACTGAAAATCGAACCCCTCGTTGGGTTGATGTAGTCGCTTGTGAAGATGAGATCCGAATGGGGAATCCAAAGCCGGTTCTGAAAGTAGATCGCCCGATCCGCTGAAGGCACTTCCACGGTGCCCACTTCCTCGTTCTCGTCCAGCTCAAGATCTGTTTCCTCCTGGGTGATGGTCTTAAATCCGTTGGCAATGTCTGACATCACCAGCACATCCTTGTCCTTGCCGCGAAAAGCAAACAGCTTGCTGAATGCCTGGGTGAAGGTCACATCCTCGGCAATGGTCTGGCCGGCCTGTAGCGAGAGCAACACGGCGGAATTGTTGGCCGTGGCCGCATAGAAACCATCGCCAGTGGCCACAACCAGATACTCAACTGAATTAGGATCACTGAACACACCGGCACCATAGACTGTGCCGAACGGATAAATGCGGTGCCCCAGGTCAGTCCAGTTTGAGCTGACCGTGGTGGCATCACTCAACGGCAGATGAATCGCACTATCGGTGCCGCTCTTCTTTTCAAAGTAAGGGCCGACCTGGTAATTTTGAGAGGCCGGCCCGTAAGCATGAGCCGTGTTGTTGGTGCCAATCGCCGAAATATAAACCGATGCCGGCTGGGAATCGTTCACCGTGATCGAGCTGACCACAGCCGTGACCCCGGTACCCGCCTGGATATGCAAGCGGTTGGCATTGGCCCCCCGCGACATATAAGTGCGCTTGTAGGTGCCGGCAATGGTGAACCATTCTGCATTACCGTTAGGATAAGAACCGCCCAGGTTGCCCAAAAATACAGCCACCCCCTTGCCACTGGCCGGCGTGATGGAGGCTATAACAATTTCAATCTCCAGAATGTCGCCCTGGAGAATCAAACTGCTTAAATTCTGGTACAAATTTGAGGTGGAGCCGGCGGATGAGATGCTCGCCGTGTTACCAGATATGCTCCAATTGCCCTCTTCCCAATTTGTAGCGGAAGAAAAATCACCGTCTACAACCGTGACCGGAGTAGTACGGACAAAAGTGATGGCCGTGGTGGAGCTGACATCATCAGCCACCTGGCCGCTATAGCTTACAATGGAGTCGGCAGCATACGCCTGGTGAGCATACGAATCTATATGCTTGTTCGACCAGGGCATCGGTTTGATGCCTGGTCGAGTAACTGCGCCCCCGTCCCGAAAGCGTTTGTTCTTCGCGTAACTACAAAAGGAAGGGGGAACCAGGGAGGGATCCAGGCGCGAATTCACTCCGCGAAAACCAGGATCGCCATCCGTTAATGGAGGTAGCGCCGGCATGGTTTGATTCCCTCATGGGGAATTAACTTCCTGCGGCCTTCTCCGCTTTGGAGACTCCGTGACGTAAAAATAAACCTATAAGGCTCGTCAGAATTATTTGACAGCCCTCGGCAAGGCTTAAATCTGAAGTCAGAATACCGGCTAATCCGCCAAGGGCACCCAAAATACAAGTCCAGGTCGTTTTGCTCTTTAACATGATAAAAAAAATTCCTTTCTTTATTAAAAAAACCGGCCAGGGATTCGCCCTGACCGGCTGCAATTATTCGGTAGTTTCTTCCCCCTCTGCAGGGGTGTCATTATCCCGACTTTCGGGGTCACCCTCAAAAGCCTTCATAATCTGATTACCGACATTAACAGCCGCCTGATGCTGCTCTGACAATGGCCTTGTCACAGCATTCACCAATTGGCTAACCAGTTCCTTTACCTTGTCTATGTCCTGTGCCATAAATTTTATCTTCCACCTGGCTTTCTCCTCGAACCCCGTAGAAGTCTATCCCGTGAGCTTGACTTGAACGGATTGACCCGTGGTCTTGGAGTTCTAGGTTTGATTGGCGGCGCTTTCGCCTTTGGCTTTGGCTTTGGCATACCCGGCCTGGTGCCTCTGGGAGTTTGCAGCTCGGTTCTGTTGCGACCGGCTTGAGTCGAGGGTGGCCCCTTGGGCCTGGGCCTGGCTGGCTTCTTGCGTTCTTTGTAACGCTTCCTCGCCGCATCCGCCGCCTCTGGCGATGAATACCCACTGTCTATGAACTTATTCAAGATTCCTCGTAGAGTTACTTTCTTCTTTTTTGCCATAATGTTTTATTAGGTAAACTCGTAAAACTCTGTAGAAACATTATTCACATCTATACCGCTATAGGTAATTAATACTTTACCGCTGTAATCCGGTATTTCGTAATTATCCCCAGCCGCTATTTTTACGGTATAATTAGTAGAACCAACTGTAGTTCCTCCGATTTTTACATAAAGCACCGCAGAACTTTCTCTGTTTCCAATAATTAACCTAGTGCGATTTTGATTTTCTGCCAATGTAATTCCGCTACTTTTAGTAACAGTCATCGCTGTTTGTTGTCTAACATTCATATCAATATGTCACCACGTTGAGGCTGGATTGCTGCCGCTGTATGCTGGTCAACTGTTCCACCTCTTTGCCAAGAAATTGCCTGGCTTTTATTTCTTCTACTGTGCCGGCATCAAGTTGACCGTTGGCCTTCAAGTGGCCGGCAAAACTCATTTGAATCAGAAAAGGCTGGAAGATTTTAGGGATCTCCACCTTTGTCCATTTTGTTGCATCGGTAGTGGGGGATTCCCCAGCGTCTGGATCAGCGCCACCAGCTCCCGCCGTGTAAAAGTTTCCTATCTTATCTGAATCCTCAAAATATATCTGGGCGGCGGCTGCATAATTTGTAGTCGTTGACCAGACCTCACCCGTCAAAACAGGACGGGCCTTGCGATACTCGATGTACACCGTGCCAGTGACACTGGTGTCATAGATGGCAATCTTCTCCGGAGTGGAGGCTGTGCCGTCATCATATAAAGTGTAGTTGATCGCCGCATTGCGGCTTCTCTCCTGCGGATGATGTTTCCAGACATTAATGATCTGGGCCGCATCCGCTGGATACGTCAGATATTCCAGGTCACCACTGTCTGCCACCGTCTGACTTTCCACCCGAATCAGCTCTGGCCAATCCGCTTGATCCCATGCCTCATGCAGTGAGATGTCGGTCAGATCGCGCACCTGGCGAAAGAAAAAACCAGGCAGGTTCTCCCTATCCTGCCCAGCCAAAGTGGCAGCTCCATAAATAATACTTGAGAAGTCTAGAGCTTTCATCCGTAATTCTTATGGAACTTCACCTTTTTTTTGTCACCAGGGACATAGCCAAACTGCAGTTTTGTTCCCCCGCAATTAACCTTCACACCAGGATTAGATTCTTCATATTTATCCAAAAACGCTGGGTCGTTCCAGCAGTCATAACCGTACATCTGTCCGTAGTGATGAAAGTCCTGCACAGGGATCCTAGACCGCAGTCGGCCAAGCCCTTCGATAGATTTATAATCAATCTTATCATGGTGCTGCCCCAGCTTTATGTGCTGGGCTTCAGCCATGACACGATCCCGAACATGACCCTTCCGGAATTCATCAAGGCAAGCCTGGAGAGTGCCCCCAGGCATCGCCATGATGCCCTCATAAAACGGGTCATATCCGTGAGCCATATTTTAGGTGGCAGAGGTGCGGAATCGGCCATGCTCTAACGGGTTGTAAACACACAAACCGTAGATAGCGCGAACCATACCCGCCGGGCCACCGCCATTGGTTATCAGCTTGGTGGCTGTCGGTGGCGTGTGATACTTAATTTCAATGCCTTTCATATTCAAAAAGTACCCGCCCAACTTGCCGGCGTCACTTGCCAAATCACCGTCCACAAAGGTCGAGGGATGTAATCTGACATTTCCGAAATCTCCTTGGAAAACATCGATTGTGGAGATTAAACGGTTGTCATCCTGCTCCCTATTCACCGAAAGGTTTCTCGCATTGGCACTAGTAAATGCCGTTGTGTGCGTTCCTGCCAACGTGGTGAACTTGCCCTTGAGTGTCACACCGACGATCCCGTCATAGTTACCACTGGTGCCGGTCTGCGTATAGATGGCTTCCATCAAGTTTTGCACCTGGGCTTCAGTCAATGTAGCCGCAGTTTGAACCGCCGTTGACGTAGTTGTCCCTGCCGTCAAATCGAAGTCACCGTTCACATTTGTCGATGTGTCATTCGTGTTCGCTCCAGTACTAACTATATTGACACTGGCAAAACCGTTCTCACAAATGAAACTTCCAAGCGCTTTGGTCTTTGACTTGTTACCGGTATAATTAGCGTTCTGGTTAGAGGTCAAAACAGCCTCTATGTCGCGACGAAGCTCAAACGTGCGGCGAGCCATCGAACGATCAAATTCGCTCGGCACACCGGCCACTGTCTGAATGTCATCGGTGTAGAAACCAATGCGAGTTTCGCGTTGCGAAACGTGAACATAGTTTTTCGCCAATGCGCGAGTCGCAGGATCGATAAACGTCGATCCATCTAGGGCGACATCATACCCGTCCGCCACTGACTCGCGGCTTACTGGGTTGTATTTATCCATCTGCCACTGAAAAAGTACGTTTTTCGGGCCGGCGGATTTTTTTGCCATTGCAAAGAACGGAGTCTCTGCTACGTCTGCTGTGCGAATCAGATCACTTAAATCTTCCCGCGCACCTGTTGGTGAGGGCTGTGCCCCAACTTTAAGAATTCCTGCCATAATATTTTATTCCATTTTAACTGCACCATGCGAAAATAATCTCGCGAGTGCCTCTTCACTGCCGTTATCGGAATAAAAGTCGTTTAAGGCGGCACCGGCGGCTCCATCACGCCTGGTTGGGGCGTCAACAGTTGCTTTAGGAGTTCCTGGCTGGGGAGGTGCTTTTCTTGAGGGCGCTGCCTTTGTATCGCCATTACGCAGCTTGTTAGCCATCTGCTCTCGCATTGCCCTGCCGTAAAGTGCGTCACCCACTATAATTTTATAACTGGGGTCGCTCATTATGCCTGGCACTTGCTTGAGCATTTCCTTGGCTACCTGATGCTCCTGACTGTAAGGCTTTGCCCAAAACGGGTAAATCGTTTCGGCCAATCGAGTGTACTGCGAAAGTTTTTCCACATATCGACGTTGTGCCGGCAAATGTTTCGACTGCGCCTTTCGGCAAGCCTTGCGTATGCCCCGCACATCCTCGTCAGTGTAGTCCTTCCCGTCCCGCTCTGCGCCGTCCGGATTATCCTCACACCATTCAATCCATTCCTCGACCAACTGTTCCTCGCCTTCAACCTCCTCCTGGTTTTGCATATACGCATAGGGATTCTCGGCTGTCGGCCTTGGTTTCACCTGGTCAGATTTTTCCTGAAACTGGTTCTCCAAATACCGGATCCGTTCATCCTGGTGCTTAACCGTGTCCTGGGCTTCACGCCAGTTGCGGGTCAGCTTGTCGATGCGTTTCTGCGCCCCAGTGGACGTATCGTCGCCTTCCTGGTCGCCTTCCTCGACTTCTTCTTCCTGTGAAAGATCATCACCGTCCTCCAATATAGGAGGACTGTCCTCTTCCGGTGCCGTAGGATCTTCATCCTGGGGCGGCGGTGAATCTGGCTCCGGTTTGTTCAGCATCGGCCCAAGGGCTTTTGCCAAACCTTCCTCATCGAGGATCTCGCCCACATTAACCAGTGGTGCAATTTCTTCAGCGGCTCCACTCTCCGCTTTATTATCTTGTGCCATGACTTTTTATTATGCCCTGCAAGACGGGCAAACATGGTTTAAAGGAACTCCAAGAAACCTTTCAAGGGGGATCTAGTGTGACAAAAAAAACACTGGCAAGCACCACGGTTTGAGTCAGGGATTGTCTGATATTGTTTTATGCTGTTTAGCATAAAAACACCGTGCCAAGTGGGTGGAAATTCGTTTGAAATTTTATTCAGAGAATAATTTAAAACGAATGTGCCCAAATTTGGCACAGCATTTTTTACTAAAAAACGTCCAAACGCCTTATTTTTTTGTCTGACTTTATTGTTGGAACAATAATGTCAGACAAAATGTGGTAAGTTGGCACGGCATTTTGTCGGACAAGATGCTTGGAGAATAATGTATGACAATGTGACACAAGTTGGCACGGCTCTTGTATCGGGCGGTAATCGATTCGATTACTGACTTACTTTTTAGACATGAAAAAACCCCCATCCCTTTTACAGGATGGGGGTCAACCCAAACAACTAACCAAACACCTAATCAACCAACTATGATCAGGTTGTATTTTGCAGGAGATTTGCTTGCTCCCGCAAATGCTTTAACTGCGACTGCAAATCTTTGATCGATGAAACTCGGCCACAAGCATGAATCCGTGCCTCACCAACTGTGTCCTGGCTGATGGCATCATCACTCTCGGTGTCCACCCAAACATCCAGGTTCTCCAGTATAGCCTTGAACAATATATCAGCCTCACTGCCGTCCTTGAAAACAAACGGCGCTACATCGCTTAACTCTAACCGTGGTATTAGTTCTTCCATCAATATCCCGCGCTGCCGGTCACCGGCTCAACGCCTGTGCGTCCGATGGTCGCATTCTCCTGTTGCTGTATCTGGAACTGCAAATTCTGGGAGTACGCCTGGTACATCGCAGCAAAAAACTCGTCGCCACCTTCGCCACCTTCGCCGGCGCCCCCAAGTTTTTCCTGTATCTTGGGGTTGTTGGCCTCCAGCTCGGTCAGGAACTCGTAACGCATTCCCGCAGTCGGATCTGATGAATCCTGTATCATGCCTGGCTCAATGCCGTTCATCATCATCGACACATCCTGCTTCACCTCATTGCGGATCCTCTCGGTGGCCTGTTGCCTCGGCACAATCAAATCCTCCGCCATCTCCGGTGCCACCAGGCGCGTCTGGTACTCGATCAGCTTGTCGCGGCTCAACACACCTCCCACATCCTGTGGCACAAGGAAATTGGCTATCGTCTGCAACCGTTTTTCCACCAGCCCAGGATTCATCGCTTCCGCCACATCAAAACGCAGAATGAAATCGAAACTCATCATCTCATCCATGATGGGCATCTCTGTTCCAGTGATCCGCATCATCTCTTCCGGTGTCATGTACTGAATGCACAGATGATAAATCTGCCGGTAGATTTCCGCCCAGGTGCTTAACCAGTTGTTGACGCTCCGCTGTTGCTTGGCTGTCGCCGCTTCCATCGAGTTGCCGGCGTTGGGGAACCCGTAGTACCGATCCTGCTCGCGCTTCACCAGCTCGATGAAAGTGAAGGCTGTTGTCGGATCCTTGGGCGGTGCGTCCAACCATTTCACATCGTCCATCCGGTTGACCGTGACAATCGATCCAGGGCCAATCTGGCCGAAACGATTGGCCACCCTGGCATTCACCAGAAGCGAGGGCAGTGTGCTGAAACTTGTATGGTCATAAATCGAATCAATTTGCGCCTTCAACTCTTTCTGGGCACCCTCACTAATCTCGGCCACTCCGCGACTCTC